ATATTAATATTTACTCTGACATTTTTATCTGTTTGAACAGAACTAGCATGTTTAATATGACCCTGAAATATAATTAATTGATTTGCAACAGAGTTAATTTTTTTACCATCTTCAAAAATTGTATATCCGTTATTAGTGTTTACAGAATATAGTGCGACCATGTGAGGTTCTTGCCTGTCGATGTGAAAATCATGTTGCAAAGGTTTTTCTTTTTTTGGATATAAATTAATTTTACCTCTTAATATTTGTGTAAATTGTAATCTTCCCATTAAAGGCATAAGTATTTCATGAAAGTAAGTGCTAGTGGAGCCTTGATCTATTGAATACAAATGATGATAAAAAAGAAAATCATCAATGGTTTTAGATTGGTATTCTTTAGTTACACTTGATTCATAAAACCAAGGAAAATTATTACCTAATAAAATATTATAAATGTTTTGATGTGTGTTGTTGGGTAAAAAATTAGGTAATACTTTAAAATTATTCATATTTAAATTTTATTGACAATAAAATCATATTTTTTGAACTTTGATTAGGTAATATTGAATGATCTAAATGAGAACTAAACATTAATAAAAAGTTTTGTCTTAGAGGGACTTTAAATCTTTGTTTTCTAAATCTACCGTTGTCATAACTAAACAAAACGTTTGTTTCTTTTTTTGATTCTGGAACAACTAAAGGATACAACATAGAAACATCAAAAGAATTATTATGATAATCCCATTCGTCAACATGATTATGAAAAGTCAAACCTTGATTAGGTTTTAAAACAATAGCAGAATAATCAGCAAAAAATATTTTTTTATTTTTATCATCTACATTATAATGATCTTGAGCATACTCAGCTATCCATTTGTAATATTTCATAAATTGTAGCCTTGTATAAAAATAATCATGATAAAAATCTTCGTCGTTTACTCTTTCGTTATTTTTCCAAGCTCTTGTAATTTCTTTTATCATTAACTTTTCATCTAAACTTTTTTTTAATTGTTTAGATATTTCATGGTGAACAATAAATTTTTCACTTAAAACTGCTTTAATCATTTCTATTTTCTTCCTTTCCTAAATTAGAAGCAATGGATATTCTACATTCTTTTTTATTCATATTAGCACTTACCTCATGTTTGAGAAAAGATGGAAATATAACTAACATACTTTCTTCAGGAACTACAGTGTAGATATTACCTGTTTGTATATTTGTATTTAAAACTTCATGATGCCAATAAGCTCCCATTATTTCAGCATCATAAGAATGAAATACCAAGTTTCCAGAATCTATAGGCGCTTTTGCGTAAAAAATACTACTAAATAAACATTGAGGATGTGTATGTGCAAGATTATAATCTCTATATTCGTTTATATTTATCCAAGCATTTTTTAAAAAATATTGTTTTGGTTTTAATATTTCTTTTGCAAACTCTAAAGTTTGTTCTTCCATAGCAATAAAAACATCATTTAAAACAGGGTGCTCTCCAATTAAATTTTTTGATTGCCATCCGCCAGCGTTAGATATTAAATTACCTTTATTTTTCTTTTTTTGTTCAAGGCAATACTTTTGAATAGATTTTGTATCTACATCTAATTTTTTTATACTTATACTTGTTTTAAAAATGTCAATCATTTTTAAATGCGGGTGATTTATTCCAATCTATAACAATATTAAAAGCAATAGAAACTCTAGAAATATCTGATGTATGTCTTGAAGTAAAATGTTGAAAGCTCCCAGGAAAGATATACAAACTATTTTCTTGTATTGCTTCGTTGTATTCAACATCTACAAAAGATATTCTTGTTGAATCAGGAGACCTAACATAATAAACACCAGACCAATCAATCGAACCGTGAGTGTGTTTTTTAGTGTAATTACCTTTAAAGTGTTGCATTCCCCACATACTTTTAAAAAAAATATCTCTTGGTTCGTCCCAGTGAGGTGTTCTTAAAACTATACAAGTATTTAAAAATGTGGCAATCTTTCCTCTTAACAAAAAATATTCATCATGTTTTAAAAGCTCTGTTGTTGCAGTCATGTTTGCTTTTACATTTGTTGCGTGATTTAAAGAATCTGTTTCTGTTAACTCTATTGTTTTATTTAAAATAGTATTTTTGTAATCTTCGTCTAAAAAATTATCAAAAGCATAAACACATTGAGAAGAATTGTTATTGTATTGAAATACTCTAGTATTAGTAAACATTTTTAATCTCCAAATTACTTGAAATTATTCTTCTAATACCTGTTTTATTTGAAGAAGCGTCATGAAAAAGATTACTTGGAAACACTAACATTCTTCCAACTTTTGAAGAGTATATGTAATCTACATCATCTGAACAATTATTTGATGATAAAAATCTAGTTTCACCTAAATCAGATAAACACAAAACAGATGAGTAATTACAATTATCAAAGTTTGGTCTCATTTTACTTGAATGCACGTGAGCTGAGTGCATGGCATGATCTATATAAACAGCGCTCCAATATGCAATTAATGTAGCATTCATTTTTCTTTCTTGAAAAAAATAATATATATTATCTAACAATTTTTCATATGCTTTGTTAGTACAAGGATTATAAAAATCTGTGTAATATGAACCACATGAACCATTATTAGGATTGTTATTATCAACTCTTTGCATATTTTCTTCATCAATAATAAAGTCTGATATAACAGAAGAAACTTCGTCTACATCAAAATCAAAAACAAAAATATTGGTTGGAAATATTGAATCTATATAACCGTTCATTAGAATCTTGAGCCTACACAAAAATCTTCTGGTATACCAAGCATGTCTTTTCTGTCAAATTTATTACATCTGTCTTTGAAAGGTCCGTTAATATCATTGTAATGTAAAAAAACTTGTACAACTTTATCACCTCTAAAAGGTTCTCTCCAATGTTCTAAATCGCACCCTCGATAAATCATCAAATCACCGGGGCCCAATGTTACTTTAACACCTTCTTGTCCGTACTCTCCTGTTGGATCAATATAAATTGGCCACGGATCACCGCCTAAATTTAATGTGGCAGATATTTCACAAGCAGGTCTGTCTTTATGTCTATCCAAAATATCTCCGTACTTATAACACCTTGTGTAAGTGTATTGTTGATGTAATTCTATGTCAATTTTTCTTGATAGATCTGGTAACAACGTTGTTGACAAAGTTTCCATAGCTATGTCGCAGTAAGAATTATATGTCATTGGTATTTGATCATCAGTATAAAAACCAAAAAGAGTCTCGTAAGGTGAAAGATAGTTTTTATCTCTCATGTAATAGTAAGCTTCCCTTTTTAAAAGAAAATACCTGTAACAAAAACTAGCCATCTCTGCGGATATTGCTTTTTTAACTACTTCATAATTTTTTTCTTTAAAACTCATATTAATCTCCTATTTAAATGGCCACCCTAATATCCAACATACTAAAGAATATCTTGTTCCAGAGGTTACAGGCGCAACTTTATGTTGTACAAAGGAAGGAAAAACAATAACCGATCCTTTTGTTCTAGCTTCTTCAACTACAATTTCTTCACCAGTAGGTAACTTATACATAAAATCCCCACCTTCGTATTCTGATCCATCAACCAAAGGAATTGTCATAGATAGTTTTCTAATTCTCCCTATGTGATGAGGTGTATTAATATCATTATAAGGTTCTGTATTTGCATCACAATGCCAATCATAATGACCATTAAGTTTATACTTTGTAAACTGCATGTTTTCTCTACTATGGTGTTCAAAATTCCACCCTGCGTTTTCATTAGCAAGATTGACACATGGATGCATATGTCTCCATATCCACCAATCATTTAACCACGCTACATGAGATATTCTTTGTTTTTCTAATTGTTTTCCTGAATAATTACCATGTACAGTAGCTTGACTTTCTCTAATACCATTACCGTATTTTACCAAATCATCACAAAAATTTAATGGTAAACAATTTTTAAATGACCAAACGTAATTTTTAAAGTTCATTGTACCCTATCGCTTTTATTAAATTTCTTTTCAATTGCCTTAACATTAAAATGTATAAATTTAAAAGGTTCTTTTTGTTGAGGTATATATTCATGCATCATATAAGCTGGTAATAGCACCAATGTGCCAGGTTTAATGTTCCACGAAACAAAGGGACTAGACATTGTTATTTCATCAGTATTTTTTCTAGGTAGAGAAACCATTTCTAATCTAGTTCTTGGGTCATAAAAAATTGGAAAAGATCCTTTTGTTTCTAAAAAATAAAAACCAGATACATGATTATTAGGATGTATATGTGCAGAGTGTTTACCACCTCCATCTTTAGGAAACTCTTGAACCCACATTTGACTAAAATGTAAAGTAAAATTACTTAAATCATATCCCATGTCTAAAAGAATATCAGCAGATTTTTGTCCAACATATTTGTAAAAATTTTGTAAAGCAGGGTCAGATGCTATTTCAGTAGAATGATAAACTAAACCGTAATCTGTTTTTTTCTCTTTAATTGTTTTTTCAAAAACTTTTTTTGTGTCTTCTAAATAAGGTTCACAAGCTTCATTTATTTCTTTCAACCATTCAGGTCTTTCTTCATAGTAAATAGGGGTTGCAAAAAACGTATTTTTTATCATTCTTTTTTCTAATTCTGTCCCTTTCATAACATAAATTTGTTGTCAAGAAAACAATTTTAAAAAGATTACTTGATATATCCTGTACACATGTTTAAATTAGATCTCACCCAAAAATTAAATCACAGGAGATATTATGGAAAATCAAGAAGTATTGAAGGCTATAGCTACCCTTGCTGATAAGGTGAGCAGATACCACGAACGTTTATTAGCGATGGAGAGAGACAATGAAAGACTACAAAAAGAATTAATAGAACATAAAAAAGTTTCTCACGTACATACAATTCAAGGTAAACCACATAACTCCGATGCAACAGTAATGGTAACTGGTTTAGATTCTGATATGGAATGTGAAGCTTGTAGTGCTTAATTACTCAGGTGTTTCACCTAACATGTCCGCTAAAGAAGGAGCAAATACTTTTACGTCTCTTCTAATTTTTTCAGCTGTTGTAGATGTGCCTGGATTATCAACATCAGCTTGAGCTGCAGCTTCCGAATCATACTCAGCCCCTGTATCTACGTGCGTAATTGTTGTTTCAGTTTTTACTTTGTAATGTGGAATTCTTCTTCCATCTTCAGTAGTAATGTGACCTAATAATTCAGCAGGTTCGACTATTGGCATTTTTATCTCCTATTAAAATTAATATTGAAACTTACTACAATTCTATCTTCTTGTGAATTATTTTCCTCAACTTCATGATTTAAATACGAGGGAAACAATAATAAAGTTCCGTTTTGTGGTTTAAAATTGACTCTATGAGCCACATGAATACTGTGATTTTCAACTTTTGGTGGTGATAAAACCTCCGCTTGAAGTTTAGGATCATGAAAAATTATTTGACCGCTATCTTCTGGAACTTGTAAATAGTAAACACCAGAAAGAAAATTGTAAGGATGATTGTGTAATTTATTACTAGATCCTGGTGGATTAATAATACCCCACATTCCTGTTATTTCAGGGGAGCAATGTTTTTGCACTCCCAAATGCACGAAAGCTTCATCAGCAAAATTAAATATTTCACTTTTAAACTCACTAAATTTAGGGTGTGTATGTAAATTGTCTTTACTATGCCATCCTCCCTTAGTGCTTCTACCTTTAACACCTATTTGATCTTCTTGTTGAAACTCCATAATTTCATCTTTTAAATGTAAATATCCTTCAAGAGGAAAAGAAAAAACTGGAGTTATAAAAAATGAATGTAAATTAAGTTTTGAGTCATTCACTATAACTGTCCTTTCGTTACTTGCATATAACTCGCTGTTATATGAACTTGGTTTGCTGCATTAGCTTGTACTTTCATAACATCACTTTCCTGTAAAATTAATGGCTGTTCTAATAATTCTGTTGTTGTTTTTGTAGCAAGGCTTTTCTCTTTAAATATTTCAAAAGTAGCTGATGACCTTAAAACTTCTATATCAAGAAGAGTTGTATTAGCTGAATCATTACAAACTAAAATAGATTTAATAACAAATGTTGTAGGAGGAACTGGTGGAGATGATCCAGCATCAGCTGTTGGAACAGTTATAAAAGTTGTTAGATCAGTTGTTGTAACGTCTAACATGTTACTTTTAAATGTATTAGCCAAGGAAAAATGCCTCCTGTTGTGCGTCTTCTCTTAAATCTTGTTGATAATTTGAATTTAATAAAAAAACAATTTGTTCAAGTAATTGTATCATTTGATCAAACTGATTTTGGTCATACTCTGATGTAGCGTTAGGTAATCTAGTAATATTAATTTTTGCCATTATCTTCTTCCGTCTGGTCTAAGTTGTAATTTTGTTGATCCAAGTCTCCAAGCTGTATCATTAACAGTGTTTGTCTCATATTTAATTTTAACCGCTCTTCCTCTTCCTCTTACATTAATTTTTTCAGTTGTGCTACTTATAGTGCCTGTTGTAGTTACATTAGCTGCAGATTGTGGATATTGTTCTAAAGTCAAAGTAGCTGTCATATTATTAGTTAAATTATCAAAATCAGGCACTAATTTACTTACAGACATAAGCTCATCACCGTCCGCAATCTCAATAGATCCTGTAGTTAAAAAAGCAGAAATAGCTGTGCCGTCTGCTTGATTATTACCAGATTCATGTTCATAAATATAAGAAGCTCCTGCTGTTACTCCCAAAATTGTAGAAACGTTTGAGGTAAGAGATGTGCTATATTCTGTAGCAATAGGATTTTCATAAACATAAGCACCGAGCCACGTTGTTCGTGGTAAATTTAAAGTATACCAAGTATTTTCTAAATAATTATAAGCAACAGCTCTGTCTATCTGTGTAGAGGCACTTGAAGGATAATACCAAATAATTTCATTAAAAGCCGTGTTTAAACCACATGCTATTTCTGTTTTATTAACATAACTTAAATCATCAAAAACATAATCTTGAACAGAACATGGCATTTTTTTGACAACACCATCAAACATATAAAACGCGTCATCAGACATCCAATATGATCTACCATTTACCTCAATAGCTGCGTGTTGTGCTATTAATCCACAGTTAGCACCTAATTGTCTAAGACCAAAAGTAAAAGGTGTTCCTACAAATTGAATTCCGTGCATAGACGTATCTGTCCAAACAAGCAGTTGACCAGCTGATTTAACAGCGCCTATAATTTTAGAGCCGTCTGTAATTCTAAGTGATCCAGCTTCGTTTGTAGATACTGGTGTATAATCTGTTGCATCTTCTCTATCAGAAAATCTAAAAAGTAAATCATCTTGAGTTGAAGTATCCCCCACCGTTGTTTCTGTTCCAAATAAAAGCAAGTGTCTTGTATCAGTAGATACTAAATTAAAACGTGATGCAGTTGGCGCGTTTGATAACGCAGTGGCTCTGTTAGATGTACCAGAAGAAGTGTCCCAAATAAAAGTACTACCATTTAAAACGGTAGCAATTAAGTCTTCACCAAAATTATCTAATGACCAACTTCTTGAGTCTAATACAACAGTAGAGGATGATCTAGCTGTGTCCCAAGTGCTAGCCCCCCAAGTGGATGTTCCCCACCCATAACCAAACGTTGAATTAGCAGGGCCTATATTTATTTGATATTCAGCATTACCTGAACCTCCCCCACCTGACGTAGATCCAGAAGCTGTGCTTGTGTGAGTTACCGTAAAAGTATTTGCAGAAGGAACTGTAATTACCTCAAATTCTTTGTTCATGTCTAAACCGTCAATTGCTGAAAAAGAGTCAAATGTTACAAAGTCTCCTTTTTTAGCTCCATGATTTGAATCAGTTACTGTGACTGTTGTACTTCCATTAGTTGTAAAAGGGTTAGTTAGAGCTTGTGTTTCTCTTAAAGGGGTAATGTCAATGATTGACCCATCAGTATACAAATATAATTTCCTATCGGTACCTAAAGCAAGATACCTAGTGCCGTTTAAACTTACCCAGGAATGTGTATCACGGACCACGCCCACTATAGATTGTTGACTAAGATATGACCAGCCACCCCATCTTTCTGGTTTACCGTAGTGAAATCTTACAAAATTAGAATCAATATATTTTCTTTGATCACCTGCTGAATAAGCAGTATCTTGTTTATCTATACCGGGTTGGAATTTTAAATCGACTAATTTCATGTCGAGGTATACTAAATTATTTATTGTTTTGTGGCAAGAATTGAGTGCCTACATTACCCTTGAATGAGTAATTACCATAATGAGTAAGACCACTTACTATGTCAGCATAAACTTTACCACCTATTTTCTGCCATAATCGACAAAAAGCATAGTCTTCAGACAAATATCTATTTGTTTCAGGGTCTATCATTGTATCAAAAAAAGTATAATTCCACTTAGATGTGCTATGATAATCAAATGTTTTGTCATGTGGAGAACCAATATGTTGATCTGGTGTAAATTTTAACTCAGGATAAGCTAAAGCCATTTTTTTAAAAACGCTTCTTTTTATTAACATAAAACCTGTAGCCCCATCTAATACTTCTATAAATCCTTTTTTTACTTCAATTTTTTTAGGGTTAACTACATTTAAATTATATTGTAAAGCAGAGGCTAACAAAGCATCTTCAGATATATCAGGATTTTCTAATACTTTACCTTTGACTTTACCCCAATCAATTGTTTTTCTAGGATACACACCTGTAACAATCTCTTCATCTAAATCTATCATTCTCATTACTGTATTAGGATCAAAAGATATGTCAGCATCTATAAACAAAAGATGAGTATATTGCTCATCATCCATGAACAACTGTACTAATGTATTTCTTGCTCTTGTAATTAAAGATTCATTACCAATTGTGCCAAACTGTAGTTCAACTTTATTTGTAGCCGCAACTGCCGTAAGCTGCATGCAGCTTTTAAAATAGTCCGCTGTTATCATTCCACCATAACAAGGAGTGCCAATAAATATTTTACTCATCTTCTTTTAAAAACATATTTAATGTGTATCTTGGAGAGCTATCTCCAAAAGATTGTAAATCACTGTGCATTATTTTAGATCCATTAAAAAAAAGAGCTCTGTTCTCAACAAAACCGATGTGAGCGGATAATGAATTATCTTTCATAAAACCTGTACCATTATTTAAAAGAGGTTCACCTTTTATAAATAAAAGAAAATTAGCCACACAATCGTTTTCGGTGTCTTTATGAAACAATGGCTCTTTCTCATTATTTCTCATGTGTGCATGTATTGAGATAGGTTTTAAATTTCTGTGAGGATAAAAAAATTGTTTCGTAAGTTTTACTAAAGGATCGTCTTTATGATGCTCACCATGAAAAGTATGGCGTTTACCATAATAATGACCGCTATCCATAACAACATCTTCATATTTTATATTTACAAAAGTATGTTGAAGATCTTTTAAAGTTTTATCATCTAAAAAATTATCAACGTACATGACAAACTCTGTGTTTTTATTGTGTTGCATAGTCCACCTTTAAATATTCTATTTTTTTTAACCAATCTTTAGGTATAGCAATAGCACCACCACCTGTAATATCATCCTTGTCTTTGCTGTAAGATCTCATAATAACTATTCTTTCATCACCATTGTGAATCATCCACCCTACTTCTTGGCACACGGCTAATGGCGCATTGATAACTTCTTTTATATCAAGCCACCCTGTCTCTGTATCACGAGCATCTAACCACGTCACACGGACCATTGGTGTTTTTTTTATATCAAACATCTTTATACGAATACCACCCAGTTATAATATATTTTTCTTGATTAGAGCAAATGTTACCACGATGCGTGTATTCCCAAGTAGCAGGCCAAATTAATGTCAATCCTTTTTCTGGTTTTATTTTCATCTTTTGATACATAAACTCAGTTTCACCATCTTTTAAAACATCATTTAAATAAGTCATAAAAACCAAGTGCCTGTTAATTCTATACTCGTATCCTGTGTTTTCATAATGCCAAGCTGGATAACCTCCTTTTTTGGGATATTTTTGTATGTTATATCCTTCATATAAACCCCATTGATTTTGCTGTTCACTACACATTTTGTATTTATTTTTATACAATTCTAAAATTTTAGATAAATTTTTTTTATAAGATAACAAAGGTTCTCTGTTGTCATTACTATTAAGACCTAAATCAAAAGAATTTTTTTTATCTAAATCTATTTTACCATTTACACCCATCGCTCCTCTGTCAATGTAATTAGAATTTTTATTAAAAAATCTTACTAGGTTATCACAAACTAAAGAATCTTCGATATACCAACCAGCAATAAAATTATTTTTTTTATTATTTTTGTGAGATCTTAACACTAAGGTTTTCTTTTTAATTCAACATTAAATGACATTGACCTACGTTCTTGGTTTGGTGTTCGAAATGGATATACTGCATGCGATAACCAACTTGGAAATAAAAATATATCTCCAACTTTAGGAGTGGCTTGAAAACCATTACCTGAAAACTTAGCAGCTTGACCGCACATAAAATGTATGTCGCCCACACAAGGATAATGATCTTCTTTTTTATACTCTTCTTTAAGATCTTTTGGTATTCTTGTGTATATAACACCCGATAGTTCACCGTCATGCACATGCATAGGATTAAAATCACCTGCAAATTGTGATACAATCCACATGCTTGAAATACTCATTGTTCCTACCTCTTCTACACTTATAGTGTCAGAAGCAGGAGGTATTGAAATGTATTGTTGAACAATAATTTGTAGTGCATTTAAAACTGGAGAAAAATCGGTTGAGCTTAAAAAATCGGGAGGGTAACGTACTTCTTGTTTAACATTACCTGCTAAGTGCATTGAGTGATCCCATTCCTTAGCTAATGCATCAACTTCCAAAAGTTTTGTTGCTTCATCATCTAAAATTTTAATAATATCTTTTGGTAACTGACCTTGTAAAATAGTAGGACCAAATGGTCTAAAGGCGTTAAAATTTACTTTACTTGACTCTTCAGGCATACAATTCCTTTCTGTGCATAATTATCTATTGTCATATAGCAATTATTTGCCTATAAATATACATTTAAATAGGCTTACAATCAAGGGCGGCCTCCTTGCGTTTTTCAATCACATAAATTGCACTAGGAGATTATGCTTAAAAAATTACGAAAAATGGTGGCGAAAGCGCTACCTGG